ATCTAATAGCTCCTGTGTTATCATCTGGCACTGCGCCAATATGCATAGGATCTACAAAGATATTGTGAATTTCTCCACTGTAGCAATTAATGTACATCAGACCACCAATATGTAAACCTTTAACGCATGAACTTCTATCGTCAACGTTAATTTGGTCCCATGATTCTAGTCTATGAGTACACCCAACTTTAATAAAATGTCCTGGATTAGCAAAGCCATTAGGGCCTTCACAAAAGAAAGCATCCCCACTTGTTCCCATCATAGCAGGTTGAAATAATCTATCTTCTACAAATTCTGGTAATCCACCACCTTCTATCTCACCAGTATCGATGTTAAACGTTCTTTTATAACGATCAACTTCTTCCCCGGTTTCTGCGTCATACTTATGAAGCACTTCTGTAGAGACTTTGTAACCATTTAGTAATCCCTCATGGGTGATTTTCATTTGGTACATTTCTGCTCTTTTAGAAGCTGCTTCATCAGTAAGACCCTGCTCTATAAGATCTTCTTTCATTTTAGGGTGAGTATATTTCATATTCACAAAATTAAAGAATCTCTCACAAAAATTGTTCCCGTGACCTTGCTTCATCTTTCTCCACAAGATTGGGTTACGCAACCATCTAGTCCACATTTTAACTAAAGGCATAAAGTCTAGATCTTTATCTAAAGAGTCAAATATTCTATCCACTAAAGCTTGAGGCATAGGTATACTAGATACTACGCTGTCATGCTTAAGGAAGAATTCTCCTGTAGCCTTGTTAACATAAATGTATTCACATTGTGTTTCAATGGTTTTAGTATAGTCTACAACACATAGGGGAGCAAACTCCTCCATAACTTCATTGTATTCTTCTACTGTATTTACACCTTGAGCCTTATGGCTAAGCTGCTGCATTCTATCGTATAAGTCTTTCTCATACTCAACTGTGAATGGGGTATCCCCGTAAGATCCACAGATTTTGTCGTCTATTACATTTATTGTAATCATAATTTAAAAATTTAATTGGTTAAAAAATATACCGTATTGTATTCCACGGTATTGTTGCTTCATGTAACTTTCTGAATTGTTTAATGTATTCAGATTTCATTCCTAGTTTGTATCTTATATTTTCTCCTCCATATTGAGAACGTTTAACTTCTTGCTTGTCTAGAACCCACAGATCTACTTCTGTCTCTGGATGTCTATCTAAGTTTACAAGATGTTTCTTAAAATTATGAGTTAAAAATATACATTCTGATAAAACTTGGTCTTTGTAACTAACATAATCATTCATCATATCAAATATATACTTGTAGTCTTCTAACCACCCGTCATATACTATAATAGGACTATAATTTACATGTACATCATATCCTGCATCTATAAACGCATCAATAGCTTTTATTCTATCAATGATTTTACTTGTTGCTGGTTCGTGTAAATCTGATTTATGTTGAGGCATTAGACTAAATCTAATACGTATTTTTCCTTCAGGATCAAACTTGCATAGGTTAGGGTTTACATATTTAGTTGCAAAACTACCCATAGCTACAGGATGATCACGAAAAAATTCAAAAATCCTTTGCCACTCATGATGCTTAGCATGCAACGCAAAATCCTCGTTGCAGCTAATATCATAAGTTGTAAAAGTTTTGTGAGTCTGATTAGGTTTGTCTACAGGTGTAAAATACGCATGATTATTAACCTCAGTCAATATATCACCGGTATTTGTAGCTACAGACAAACCTTTATCTTTATGGCGTTTCATATAACAGTATGAACAATTATACAAACAACCATAACCAAAACTAGGAGAAATAAAATCAGTAGATCTTCCAGAAGCCCTTATTTTAAAGGTTTTCCTTATATCTTTAGTTATTAACTTTCCCATGTTTCTCGACTTTTAGCTCGTAAATAAATTCTAACTTCTTTCTCAAGTTCAGGAGACATATTACAATCTCTTTCTTCAAGGCAAGCTAGTTGATCTAACATTGGTTTAAGTTCTTCTGCAAACTCTACTAGATTGTCATATTTTGATAAAACTTCTAGATCTGCAGCTCTAGCATCAGTAATGTCAGATAAAACAAATAATTCTTTAGACTTAGCTTTAATAGAATCTGCATCATCATTTTGATTACAAAATTTTTGAAATTCAAATAATTTATCCATGTGATTTGTAATAGCTGGAGATACATTATGTACATGTCTCCTATCAAATTCACTGTAATTTTCATTTCTCATGTCTTGTAATTTACAATAATCTTTTTGTAAATCCTCATGTATACATCCTAAACCTTGCATAAATTTAAAGTCATTTATCTTTTCTAGTTTATAAGCTGTGTAATAGTTTACTAGTGTCTTATCCATAATATATTCATTTTTCTCGTTTGTTTGTAAAAATAGTTCATCAATGTGTTTAACATTTGGGTTTTGAGTAATAAACTTAACTCTGCTTTCACTAACACGTATAAGCTGAGGTTGGGACCATCCTTGTACAGGTTTAGCCCAGTCTTCATACTCGTCAGACCCATATTTTGTTAAGCAAACAGGAGGATTATCAAACCAAAAAACCGGACTTTTAGATCCTGTTCCATCGTCGTCCCATTGACTCCAAGAACTATTAGGATAAACTTCTCTATGTGTAGGTTGAGTTTCTTTAAGTAGTTTAGCTGCTAGTTTCATTTTACCTTCGTCTTGTCTAGTACAATAATAAGTACGATATTTACTATTCATAAGATCAATAGTTTTAGGTTCTATTTTATCTAAAGTAAAGTAATCATCTTTTTTTGTATCATGTCTAAGACTGTAAGCAACTATTCTCTTTTCTATATCTCGACGTTCTGCAGCGCTTAGATTAGAAAATTTAGATTTCTCTGCCTCTTCTTCTTCTTCGTCTTTACGTCCTTGTAACCATTCTTCAGGAACTTCTACATCATCATAAGATTTATACCATTCAGATTTTTTAATAAGAGCAAGTATAGCGGTACGTTTAGCTGTAACTCTATTCTTTTCTTTCATTACTTTTTGAACAGCATCTATATTACCTTCACATTTTTGTAAAAGATTATCAAACTTATCTTCTAAATCTTCAAGAGTATAAGTAGTAACTTTATGTTTATGCATAGATTCTTTATCTTCCATAAGATATAAATCTTTATACTTAGACCACTTTTCTTCTCTAGAATAAAAATGCTTAGCATTAAAACCTTGCCAATCTTTAATTGTCTCACGTTTTATACCATCACCATGCCTATCTTCATAAGGCTTCATAATAGTTAAACCTTCAAATAATTTAGGAGCTGCACCATATTTAATTCTAGGGTCAGGACCAAACTTAGGTTTCATCTCATCAGTATTAATAATACGAGCTAGTTTATTAAGAATCCTATTTTCACTACTGTTACCAGTAATAATAGATCTACAAGCATCTATCCATTTAAGAAAGTCTGTTTCTTGCAGTTCTTGTTCTATAATATCAGTAGCTTCTTGTGCTGCTGCCATTATTACACCTTTAATGTACTTTTTAGTTGCTTCGTTCCATATAACTTTCTCACGAGATGGAGTAACATCTACGCCCTCTTGTAATATAGTTTCTGTGCCATCTGGATTAGCTACAACTTGACGCGCAGGGCATTTAAAAGCAATAGAACCATACATCTGTTCCATTTCTAACTCACGAAAATCAATATAGCCGTAGTTAATACCGGTTGATGCTCCTTTGTCTTTAACAAGAACAATATGAGGTTTATTAAAATAATAAGAATCAGAAACTATAAGATTTTCAGAATTATAAATAACTTCTGCTTTAAAAGAAACATTTCTTTCTTCGTCATACTCATCTATCATTTTAAAATTAACGTTATCAAAATACATCAGCTGCTCTTCAATAGCTTCTTCAAACTTATTTCTGTTATGGCGTTTTACACCAAATGATACAGTAGTTTGATTCTTACCACCATAGCGCTCATAATATACTTTAGTACCATCACTAAAAGTAATAAATAGATTAGATTTACCTTCTTTTACATTAAAAGCTGGTATAATAAAATCAGTTTTGTAATTATAACAGTTACATTTAAATCTCATACCATTATATATAGTCTCTATAGTATAGAAATCTACACCGGTTGATAGCGCAGCTTTTGCACCAAGACCAAAGGCACCAAAATTCTCACTAGTATTTCTTTTCGTAGAATAACCTAGTTCCAATATGCCTTCTAATCGTTTTGGTCCAATACCTACACCATAGTCAGTAACTGAAAAAGTATCACAATACCCAACACCTTCTTTTTGTGTATATAATAACTGTATTTCACAATCAGTACTTAGAAATGCTCGATTGTAATAATCTATATTAAAGTTACTATCTTCATACTGATCGCCGTGACGCTCAATATAGTAGTCTTCAACTTTCTTTTCACCACGTAATATTTCTATAGCTATTTCTTTCTCACGTTGAGAGTCACATGCATTGGTAACAAGTTCTCTAACTGTAGATTGAATTGGCATAGAATACTGTGTAGATTGAAGAATGTCAAATACCATCTTCTCTGCGCCTTTATTGATGCGCTTGGCAATACCAGGGTCACCTGATATTGGCTTGTCAATTGTTTTAATACTCATAAAATTTGTGTTTAATTGGTTTATACTTCATTATCTTTCGTCTCTTTCTGCTTCCGCCCTATCTTCTGCTTTAGCATCAAGCATTTGATTTTTGTATTCATAATCCTCAATAGGCTCTTCAAAGAAATCATCGCAGTTTTCACACACATAACCTTCTAAAGGTTCTGCATGATCTAAGCATTTTTTATCTTGACATATGCCATTTACTATTGGTGCATCACAACAATAGCTAAGGCCTTCATCATTATCTGTGTATTCTGCCCCACAGCAAGGACTTACCATGTATCCCATAGTTTAAAATATTTAGTTAATAAAAAAGAGCCCGTTAGGGCCCTTGTTATAATTGTTTGATTAGTTCTACTACTTCATCTACCTGCTTCTTGTTTCGAGGCATAAATAGAACATAGTGATGATCATTATCTTTAAGGTGTCTTTTAAATAGTTTCCATCTTAAAGGAAAAGACTCATTTGCATAGCCTTTTGTTTCTATAATCCATTTACCATTAGGGTCTACAAAGTCAGGAGTGTAAGTAATTGGTCTAATCTTACTTCCTTTATTGTAAAGCTTTTTGGCTGTTCCCTCATAACATGCTTGAGGATACACTAATGCATCAAAGATTGTGAACGTAGTTTCTTCGTATTCAACTTCTACTTCAGCCTTTTTAAGTTCTTTATAACAATAAAGTTCTAAATTAGATTGAAAGTTTTTGCCATCATACTCACTTTTCTTTGCGTTCTTTACTTTAGATCTATTTCTTCGTTTCCAAGCCATAACTCATAATATTTGTTTGAAGATACCCTTCCAATCCTCTATTCTTATTCCAAATAAATGCTTGTCCACATCTTAATGTACCAACATACCCTTGAGTTTTATGCCAAGCGTCGTTACCACATATAGATGGTATAAATCTAACTTTAGTTCCCATGTATTCATTAAGCATTTCTTTATGCTTATGTCCACAATGAACTTCTCTAACCGTACATCTGCTCCACATTTCTGGTTGTTCTGTAGCTATTAATAATGGTAATTCCTGAGGTTTTTCTTTGTCTCCGTGTGTAAACATAATCATATTAGTCCCATATTCGTAATACTTACGAGTATTTAAACCGTTATCTATAGTTACATTTTTATTATTATGATACATAGCATCTAAAACTTCTCCCACATAAAACATGCGCTCAAAATCATGATTACCTTGTATAACAATAACATCTACCGGAGCAAACTGTGCTAAATAATCTATAGCTTTCATAACTAAATGCCAATAACCTCTAAAAGACTGTCTCCACATCATGTGATCTTGCTGAGGCGTGCCTTTAGTTGTAGCTCTAGAAAATCCTTCTGAATTAAGACCATCATTACCTACAGGCAATAAAAATCTATCTATCTCTACACCATCTGCTTTTCTATGTAGATCTACTATAGCTTGCATATAATGTTTTTCTATAGTCCCCGGTGCATCATCTGTTATCTTACCAAAATGTATGTCTGGTAAAGATATTTCATATAGTACTGGGTCTTTTGGCTTAGTATATTTAATTTTTTTAACTACGTGAGATTGAGATTTAATATAATCTAACAAATCATCTTTAACCTGCGGCTGTTCATGCCACTGATTATGTGTTACTACACTGTATCTCTGCTCACCATTAAAGTTTTGCCAAAATTTTACAGACTTTACGTCTGCCATAGTTAATCCATTATCTAATAAATGTTTTGTAAAAGCTTGACTTTCAGTAAGCTCATGTCCATTATCATTGTTCATACGTTCTTGTACCCACTCTTCAGAGGCTACAAGTTTTTTACAATCTCTAATAATAGCAATGTCTGTCTCCCATTTATCAGCTAACCACTGCGCTCCTTTTTTTAACCATCCTTTCTGTTTTCTGAGTTTTTCAATAATCTCTTCTCTGTGCATTTAATATGTTTTTAAGTTCGTTAAAACTGCATACATGTTTCACTAAATCTGATGGATCTTTAGATTTATAGCTGTCTGGTATACAGATATTATTAAAACCATATAAATCACAAATTTTCTTAGCCATTGTCTGGCCTGGATTTGTTACTTTGTCGAAATCATTGTCGTATAAAATATCTATTGTAGTAAATCTATCTTTTAAATCTTTTACTAGTTTTTCTGAAGGTATTTGCATCTCGCTCTGTAATGCAACTGCATGATAACCTGCTGCATGCAAACACATAACATCTTTAAGAGATGATGTAATGATAAGTCTCTCACCTTTATACGGGAGTTGGTTATAGCCTTGAACATCTGTTTTCTTTGTATTGCTTAACCACTTATTTGTTTCTTCATATGGAGAATAAATTTTATATCGATTCTTAAATCTAAAAGCGTAAGTAATTGATTTACAAGTAAATCTAGTACTATTTACCCAAAAATGACTTATAGGTTCGACTCCAAACATAGTTAATATTTTTTTACTGACCAAATATTGAGACCAAAACTTTGCATCATCTCTAATCCATTGCCGACGTTTTTTTCTAATGATAACTTCAGACTTAGTATAAGAAGGTACTTTGTCTTGTCTATAAGCCATAAGACCCATAGTAAACTTTATACTATCTTTTTTAGAACTGAGGTTAAGATTAAAATCAGTGTCGATAATGTTTAGCGCAGAATAAAAATCACAGCTATATTTAAATTTTACATAGTTAAAGCAATCAAAAGTATGTTCGCTAGAACCAAAATCTTTATATAGTAATTTACCATTGTAAGGTATAATAGAAACTGTAGGTGAATTATCTTGTCGAAGGTCACTTTTAAATTTCTTACCAAGTATTTTAAAATTAGGGCAGTAATACCTAAAAATGTCATACTCAGTAATTTTACTAAGTATGACATCGGTATGTAGGTGATCGTTGCTGTCTCTACGATCAATAGCCATTAGAATGGAGTAGCGTCTGCTTGTGTTTGTGGATCTGCAGGTACTGTCCAATCCTCACTCTCTTCAATAGTGTCTGGTGAAACTAGACTAACTGTTGATACATGCTTACCCCATTTAAGGTCTGCATTAAAGTCGTGATTTTTAAACTGAGAATATTCATCATTAAGAGCTTTAACAAACAAATCATCTCTTTGAGGTTTAACTCTGCCAAAATATCCAGTATAGATGCCTTGATATTTATCATCTTTAACACCTACTAGTACTCTAAGTTGATTATTTTTAAGAGCTGCAGCAAGATTTTTAATTTCTGTTACATTACCTTGTGCAATATCTGCCATTGTATCATAATATACAGATCCTCCTGCAGCAACATTAGCCCAAGCTTTAGTAAACTCAATCAATTCTCTCTCGCCATCATAAGCTTTTCTTTGACCTTCTGCTTTCCACCAGTCATAAGTTGGTGCATCAGTTGACCATGTAGATTGACCTACATTATTTAGCCATAGAGACTTACCGGTTTGAGATTCTTTATGAGTATTTTTTAGAAATAAATCTAATTTAAACTTACCATCTTCATTTGATAGCCATAACGTTACTTTATTCCAAGCTTGGTCATTACTAGTCCCTGAATATGCAGGTTCTGTTTTTACATTTATATCCATTGCATGTAATTCTGCCATAGTAGGGTTAACTGCTACAACATTTACATTTGTTAAACCGGAGTAGAATTCTCTTCCTCCTCCAGATACTTCTTCTGTACTTGCATTACTTTGTATTGCCATAATTAATTATTTATTTATTGGTTATTAAAATTGTGTTAATTCTCCTTTGTGATCTAATCCTTCTTCTATTCTTGTTTCATTGTCAAAACTTTCTCGAGTCTGTACAGGAATACTAGTTTGATTAGGATCTATCATTTCTGCTTGTTCCACAGCAATGTCTCCACTATTTAGTGGTAATGTATCATCTACAAACGTAAAAGATAATTTTCTAACTTTCTTAGCTTTTTTACCTTTTAGAGATGGGTGCATAAACATTTGCTTAACTTCCCAAGCTTCTAAATTATATTTAGCCTGAATTGCAGGTCTGTCTATACCATTCTCTAGATCGTTTATAATCATAGTAGTAGTAATTTGTGCTGGTGTTTCTTGTTTTACAACCGTAGCGTTAGTTGGTTCATTTGCATCAATCATGTTTTAATTGGTTTAATTAGTTAATCTATAAATATTTTTGACCATTCTAAAGGCATGGCCTTGCCCTTTAAGTGCGCACATCTAGTACCAGCAGCTATATCATCTAAAGAATCAAAAGAAATCATAGTATCTTCTCCTTCTCTATAAATGTAACCAATAGCATCTGAGTTAGTGCAGGTAATTTGCTTGATTTTACCGGTTAGATCAAGATCCTTTACAGCAACTTCTTTACCTTTCTTTTCAAGCATTTTATCTTTTAGGTGTCCAACTAGGATTACGTGATCCGCAAGTTTATTCAGTTTGTCTATCCATTCTTTGTAGGCCATTCTTAAATATAAGTAGCCGGCGCCATTTGGCAGTGATAGAACTGATGCTCCAGGATTATTTTTCTCAAAGTTTTTACCCATAGGAGTTCTCATATAAATTTGTTTAGCGTAACCTTCACACCATTCTTCTAGCTTAGATATAGTATCTACAGCTATATATTTATACGGTCTCCCTTCTTTCATAATTGCTGCTCCAATAGCTTGTAGTTCTTTTAAGCTGTTTGCTTTTACTTTTAAAGCATCAACCATATCTGAACCATCTTCTAGGTCAAGGATTAAACAATTATCTAGTTGTGATAACACAGTAGTTTTACCTATCTTAGGTGCACCATATATTATCATATTTTTAGGCGATTTACGGCTAGCCTTAACCTTTTCTTTTGGTAATTCCATACTATGTAGTTTTTAATTTTGTTCTTATTGTGTCTCGTTTAGACATAAGCATAACTGTTTTTTCTGTATCACTGTTTTTAACTCTTTTTATCTTTTTGTCTATAAGATTTATTTCGTTTAACAGTGCTAGTTTGGCTTTGTTTTTCCCGTTTCTTTTGCTCATAAATTTCTATGTTTTTTAATAATTTTTCGTTGCTATCTTGTTTTTTAAATATTCCCCACATCATAATCTTTCTTTAATTGTAAATGTTGACATTTCTGCTTCGTAAGGTATCATACCTAGTAAACCATCACGATTTTTTTCTATATGTACAGCTAGTAATCCTATTGGATCTTCATCACAGTATTTAGCTGTAATACCATACAAATCATGAGGACGTTGAAGCATCATAACTACATGTGCATCTTGACCTATACTATCGCCACCAAACAAATCTGTTAGTAGTGGTTGATACTGAGCCTTAGCTCTATGCTCTGACTCGATGTTCCGGTTAAGTTGAGACAATAGTATATTAATACAACCTAATTGAGATTGCATCCACATACATCCTTTACTCACATCATTTAGTTTTTGTAATTCCATATCTCTATTGCTTAATATCAAGCGAGAATGGTCAAATACATTTACTACTATTGAGTCTGGACGTTTGTTGGCTACTTCTACATTAGCTTCTTTAATAAATTCTATGTCTCTTGGAACGTTGTTAAAATATACAGGATAGTTCCCGTATTTTAAAACTTCTTTCTTAAAATCTTGATAGGCATCATTTTCTAGTCTTTTATCTACTGATAATAATTCTCCTACTTGTTTATTTACGCCTTTTGAGCCTGCACGCAGTATCTGTTGATAACCGGGCATCTCGAAAGACCAATATAAAACTAATAAGTTTTTACCAAAATTTTTATCTAGTAAATCAAAAATAAGTTGATTACTAAATGCTGATTTACCTACGCCTGGACGACCTGCAATTACATACATTTTACCAGGTTGTAAACCACCTAATAAATTTTTATTTAGTCTGTTCCATTTGGTAGGATAAACTTTACGCTTACCATTCATTCCATCTGCTACTTGATGTAGAGATGCGCTGATTGCTTTTCTAATACTTTTAAACCCTCTGTCTTTAAAGGGATCTAGTGATTCTGTTGGTGTTTTTTTCTGTGTCATTTTCGTCTAAGTTTTCATACTTTTCCCAAGTATGGTTATTAATCCATGTTTCTAAGTTTTGCATATAAGCCAAGTTAAATCTGTTAATTGTAAGCTCTTTGTCTAAACACTTCATTATATGCAAATGTTTATACAATTTAGTGCCTACAATCTTTTTATACCGGCTTTTAGCTTTTTCATTACTTTTACTATCTGGATCCTTAGAGTGTAATATACGCACACCTCTATCTTTAGACATTACTTTCATAGGATACGTACTTATAAGCTCAGCAAACATCTGATCAAAATTCGATGAAAACAAGTCTATGAACTCTTGTCTTATAAAATGTTGATCAGCTGCTTCGCCTAGCTTAATGTATCCGTCTTCTTGTAACTTCTCTAAATTTGGTTTAAGATTAAGATTGTCTAAATATGTATAACTTTCCTTATGTATTATATAAAGATATAGAAAATCGTCTGCAGACATTCCTGTCTGTTCTAACACTTCAAAATCTATATCAACATTCATATGGCAGTAAAGGTTATAAAAAGTTCTGTTATACTTATTTGTAAATCTAAAGCAAATATAATAAATTCTGTTATTATGTACAAATATTTTAAATACTTATTTCCACACAACATTCTTTAATGTTTTTGTTGCACTCTTGAGCCACTTTTCTTCCTGAGAATCAGCAACATACAAGATTATAATTTGTCCTACTTTATTCTCTTGAAACCTCACAAGACGCCCTACACGCTGTATCATAGATAATCCTTTGCTTGTAATACCACAAATTATACCCATGTTTGCATTAGGAACATCAAAGCCTTGGTTAAGAGCTTTTGTAGAACAAAGCACATTTATTTCTCCTGATTTAAATAATTCAAGAGCTACATTTCTTTGTTTTTTAGTCTTTTTAGAATGATAAGCCATCGCATAAGGAGCTATAGAATCACACAATTGATCTGTAAATTCATTAGCACCACCAAATACAAGTATTTTTTTATCTGTATTTTTATAATAAATGTTCTTAAATTTTGTTATCTTATTTTGTGCATAGTCTACAATCTTTTTACGATCTCTAATAGCTTTCCAAAATAATACTGCAGCTCTCTTTTCAGCTCCACTTGCAGTATTACTCTTTAGTATTCTACTTGCTTCGTTAAAAGCATCAAACTGTCCCAACTGATACTTATTATAAACAAAAGAGTTATTTACTTTTTTATAATCTTCTCTTTCTTCTTCACTAAGCTTAACCGGTATACAAGTAATCTTGTAAGGGCTTACAAATCCTAATTTTACACATCTATCTAGTGTAATTTTATAAGCTGTTGGTGCCATCTTACTTAATAATTCTTTATATTCAAGTTCTTCGGGTAAAGTTGCAGTCATACATAGTAGCTGTTTAGCACTGTTATTTTCAAAGAATTTACGGTACTCTGGAGACAAGCCTAAATGTATCTCATCACATACTACTATAGTATAGCTTTGGCTTTCTAATTTATATGCACTTTGATAACAAATAACTTCTACATTTTCCATAGACACATCCCATTTCTCAAATTCTTCTACAAATTGATCTTGTAGTTGTACAGTAGGAACAAGCAATAAAGCGTTACCCCCATCTTTAAGTGCATGTTTTATTGCTAACACACCACATCTAGATTTACCAAAACCTGTACCTGCAATTATAGAACCAATAAAGTTTTGTCTTGCCCATGCATTTAATGCAGCTTTCTGTTCTTTATCTCTTACTGCATTTATCTTACTCATAGTGCTTTCCATAACGTAACTGTTCTATTAGTTTCTTGATCTTTATATGTGCCACTTGTAGTAACCATCCCTAAATTTACTAGTTCAGTTATTCTACCAGTTACACGATTAATGTCCCATCCTAAATGCTTAGCAATCATACGATTAGTACATTTGCCTTTACTCATCAACACTTGGTACACTGTCTTCCGTTTTAATCCCAAGGTATCTGAGATTTTCTTTAGAGACTCCACTTGAGTCTGTCTTATTTTTTTCATTTGGTTTTATGTTTTTATACTTATTAGTTTGTAAATATTTAGTGTAACCAGTATTATCCTCATGATTTAATTTATATTTAGACATATCATTAAAATATAAAGGATTAAATCCAATCCCATTAAATAAAGGTTGTTTTTCTAATTCTCTTTCAAATTTTGCTTGGTACCTATTGTTATGTTCTATTTTACCACTGTACTTAAAATAAAAATCAAAGGGTATTGTATTTTGCTTATATAAATCTTCTAACTCTTTCTTTTGTTTATAATCTGCTATAAAAGCTTCTGTATCTTTATTCATAATCTATTATTTTTTCTAGCTTGTCTTGAAGACGTAAACAAATTCCAAAACCAATGCTTAGGTTTTACTTTTTCATACCTAAAATCTTTTAGGGTATTATATAACCATTCATAATCTTCATGACTACGTGTAGCTAATAATCTAAATGAGATTTCATCAGCTATTTTTCTTAGTTCTTTATTCATCTTTTTTTCTTTTAGTTTTTTTATACTCTTGTTTTATAGATACCCATTTATTTGGTCTGTAAATTCCAGGTTGTGCAAAACCAAACATCATTTGAAATGTTCCTGTCTTTTCAGGATTATATAATTCTTCTTTCTTCATATTTATTATTTTAGTTTACTCAGGGACAGACAACAGTATTAACAATATGGCAAAAGCGCCTTTATGCCTGCCCCCTCGTAATATATTTGAG